TCGTACTACATATTTCAGCCTCGGAGGTGATAGAGCTATTAACTCTGCAACGGAGGCAAAATACTAACTCAAAAACAATAAGTCAATGTCTAGACAATTTAAAATATTAAAAGACAACAGCGGTTTAGAATTTAAGTACCCTATCTGCTCTTCTTATGAAGCAGCAATACATAGGACTAGGATACTTTTACACAGTGCTTTAACGGTATTACCTATGGGCAAAGAATGGGTTTTTTATGGAGTAGGTACTTCTGGAGCTATGATGCTTAGTATAATTAAGCAAATATATCCAGACTTTAATATACTTCTAATTAACTGTAGGGCAAGAGCATCTAGTCATAGAAGGTTTTTAGAAGGATATAAAAGAATAAGCCGCTATGAGTCCTTTGATCATTTCAATGATCCAAATATATATCATGTATTTGTTGATGATTTAATATGTTCAGGACATACACTAGAGAGGACTTTAGAAATGATCAACATTTATAAGGATACTAATAAGCCTATAGATATGGATGAGTCTAATTCTAAAGGAGCTAAGTGGTTTGATTTTGATCTCGTTATGACCATGGAAATGAATTATAGCAATAGACCTGGTTACTTTGAAAACTCTCACTTTATAACTATAGAAAACTAATAAGGAGCACAATGGGCGAAATAGCAGAAATGATGTTAGATGGAACACTTGACTCAGTAACAGGTGAATATATAGGAGAGTCTTGTGGTTTTCCTAGAACAAATGAACCTGGGCATTATAATACTATTAAGAAGAGCAATAAGAGGTTGTTTAAGACTTACAAAAATTGTAAAGAGCTTAATGGTATAGCTAAATTCTTGGCTAATTATGTGAATAGTGACCAAGAAGCTGTATCTTTAGTAAGAGGATACTGTGAGAGTGAACTTGATTTTATTGAAGGAACTCTTAAGCAGTGTGCTAAAGAAATACAAAAAGACTTTGGGCAATTTGTCCAATTTATCAAAAACCAATAACTAATAATGAGGCACTATTATGGACGAACAACAACTAGAAGAACTTTGGCCAGACATGTATCAACCAGATGAAGAGTTTGACGGTATGATGCTTATCATACCCGGAGAACCGTCTGAAGTATTCACTCAATAACAATAACACACATACATAAAACATAGGACAATACCTTGAAGAATTATATGAAAGGGGAGATTGTCTGGTATCCGGGCGGTAAATTATCTACTATTATGTTACTTACGATGGCTTACAACCCTGATAATCGACTGACTATTGATGTAGCTAAGCAGATTATTAACTCCGGAAAAGGTACGCTTAGGGGCAAATCTCCTAAAGCTAGAAGAGAATCAGCCTAAGTCGGGCTATGAGTGAAAGAGAGATCTGTATACTATTATACAGGTTTCTTTTTCTTTTTATAACATAATTATTTATGTTTAAATAACTTTTACAAATCTATAAATGGGGGTATACTGGAATCGACCATTTGACAAACGTATAATTTACAACTCGCTGATACCGTACTATCAAACGTAAAGTTAACTGACGAACAAGTTACATCTAAAATAGTAGGTCATATTGGCCTTGCTACAGCACAACCAGCCCGAGTGGCTGCGTAGATTGCTCGTTCCTCCTGATAGTAATAGGGGATTAAGGAGCGTCATAATTACTGGAACACCAGTTATAAGGGGAACATTACTGGTCTATCAACAGAGTTCCTAAGAGATATGCAGTCATCGTAAACTCTCCAAATATAAGATGACAATAGTTGTACAATAAATTATATAGTATCAAGTGACACAGGGGTTCAACTCCCCTTACCTCCACAAACTTAAAACAAACACTACTATGAAAGCACTAACCTTTGTACTACTTATTTTAACCTCATTAGCCTTCTCATCTTGTAGATCTACAGACCCAGAACCGCCAGAACTTGTCTGTGTTAGATCTATAGAAGTAGCAGACTTTCAAACCCGTGAAGTACAAGAAGTTTGTTTAGAATGGGAGTGGCAGTAACCTTAACTAACCTTATAAATTATGCGGATCAGAACATTACTTCTAATCGTACTACTAGCTTATGTCATTAGACTAGGCATGGTAGCCACAGAGCCAGATGTATACGATGTGGGAGATAATACTCCTCTAGTAATAGCATGTTTAGACGAGTCTTATACCCATATGGGCCGAGGCCAGACGTTTCAAGTATGCTTAAAAGAGGACAGAACTTTTATCTACTCTCATACATCTGCTATAGATAGTACATTCTACAGGCAGCAGTTGAGAAAGATGAAAGATTCTTTACTGACCACATTTTAGCAGTGGGAGTTTTGGCTCTATTATAGAGATTTTTCCCCACTGCACAACGGGGAGGGGCTTGCCTCCGCCTCTCCCCATCTTTTTCAAAATAACAATTAATCATAAATAGACGAGTAAACTTATGAAAGAAGTAGACTTAACAGTTAAAAAAGAAGACATCGAGAATAGCAAGGATAAGAAAGAAGAAGAAACCGGTATATTTCACTGGAAAGAACAGGATGGATCTTATACTCCAGTTACTGAAATGTCAAAAGAAGACATTGACCGGGCTCGTGAACTTTCTGAATCACGCATGGACAAGCTCCATGACAATATCCAAAAACTCCATTCTCAGATGCACTCGTGGCAGTACCGTTATGAAAAACTTACAGAGGCTCTAGAACAGTCCACAGAAATAAGTGAAGAGGCAGCTACTCAGCAGAAAGAACTGACTGAATAATTAAACGCCCCTGTGTAATAGCAGGGGCTTTTCTTATGGATGAAGAAAACAACATAGATCTGAAGTTTGCCGTGTGTTACAAGCGTATGATAGCTAAGGTATTGAACGGAAAAGAGACCATTAAAGAGTTCAATATTAATAAAGGTGAAGTAGGCATGTGCCAAGATTATTTAAGATGGACACACGAAGGAGATTCAAAATCAACAAGACATGATTTAATAGCTGACTTAGGAGCACCTATCAAAGGTATACCTAGAAAACCTTCATTACAGATATACCCTATTCTAGGTAAGAAGATCATTAGCAAAGATCCTATTCCGGCATTTTGGGTAAATGGTACGTATGAAGACTACCTAAACAATCACAAATATTATAACCCGGAAGACGAGGACTAGTATGTTTAAATTTTTTAAGCAGTTATGATACATTTTATAAGTAACCAGACAGAATCAGGGTCTGAGATAGATGCGTTTGTCAATAAAGCTACTGTACAAGATGTGTATGATTATTTCCGCAATAAGCCTGAGATACAGGTAGATACTGAGACTGAAGGGTTTGATCCTTATGAAGACAACGTTTTATTACTACAGTTTGGTGATTTTGACAACCAGTTTGTCATTGATACCAGCACTGTTAATATACTTAACTTCAAGGACTTACTGGAGAAGAAAGATAAGCTTTACTTACTGCAAAACGCTAAGTTTGATCTTAGATTCTTCTACCATCAGGGTATTTGGGTTCCCAGGGTATACGATACGTTCTTAGCGGAGTGTATTCTCACTACCGGACTCAAGAATAGACAGTTAGCTTTGGATGCCTTAGCTTCCAAGTACGCTAACGGTAAGCTAAATAAAGCAGTACGAGGTGAAATTCACAGAGGATTATCTGTACGGGTTATTAACTATGCAGCAGAAGATGTTAAGTATCTTAGTAAGATTAAGACCGGTCAAATGGCTCATCTTGTAGATTATGGCTTAGCCAGACGAGAAGATGTTAATGACAAGTATACTGTACTCGGCTTAGAGAATAGAGTTGTACGTGCTTTTGCTCATATGGAATACAATGGTGTAGGTATAGACCAGGATCAGTGGAAAGAAACATCAGCTGAAATAGAACAAGAGTTTGGTTATCAGCGGGATAAGCTAGATGATTTAGTCATACAGTCCGACCGGTTGGGTAAGTTTGTACCTTCCTATAGTCAAGGAGATTTATTTGGTTTTGAGAAGAGAAAAGTAACTATCAATTACAATTCTCCTCAACAGAAGGTTCAGTTACTTAATCTCTTAGGTATTAATGTAGACTCTTCAGCAGATCCTATACTCCAGAAGTATCAAGACCGGCATCCGATAGTGAAAGAACTACGTGAGTTGAATAAGCTTAGTAAGCTCTCATCCTCATTTGGTTATTCTTTACTCGAAGAAGCTTATAAGCCTCAGACTGGACGATTTCATCCAGAGTACTGGCAAATACTGCAGACAGGCCGTATATCCGTTAAACAGCCTAATACTAATCAGATTCCTGCCAGAGGTAAGTTTGGCCCTCTTATAAGAAAAGCTTTTGTTGGCCGGCCGGGGTGGAAGATAGTAGGTGGTGACTATGCAGCTATGGAGCTTAGAGAATTAGCAGAGTTTAGTCAAGATCCGTTGTGGCTTAAGATTTTCAACGAAGGTTTAGACCTTCATACAGTCTTATGTGCAGAAACGTTTAACATACCTGAGTCAGAAGTCAGAAACCCCTATCCTAAGAATCCGGCCATTACCTATAGAGATATTCAGAAGACTATTAACTATGGATTAGCTTATGGTATGTCGTCTAAGAAACTAGCATCTACTATGAATGTGCCTAAAGAAGAAGCTCAAAAAGTTATTGATGGGTTCTTTGCTAAGGTTCCGTATGTAGATCAGAAGCTTTCTAAATTTGGGAAGTTTGCTATGGATAAAGGGTATATAAAGACAGCTCCTCCATATGGTAGAATAAGATGGTTTCCGGGGCATGAAAAAGCCTGGGCTACTCAAGATTCTTATACTCTTGGCAAGATAGAAAGAGCTGGCATGAATACTCCTATTCAGGGTACTAATGCAGACATCACCAAGTTAGCTATGGTTAATGCTTTTGAAGATATAGAAGAGAACAACTACCCGGCTAATATTGTTTTATCTGTTTACGATGAGCTTCAGACAGAAGCAGAAGACTCATTTGCAGAGGAGTGGAAGATTAGACTAGAAAAACATCTAGTTGATGCAGCTCAGATAATTATAACCAGCGTACCAGTTATCGCAGAGTGCGCTATAACCGACCATTGGGATCACTAAAATATGAATGACCCTATAGTAACACGATGTATAATTTGTGAACAACTCACAAATTCAGATGATGAAGGCCGGACAGATGTAATGAATACATACACAGATGGGCCTTGTATGAAGTGTGTCAATGAGATAAAAGGCGGCAACTTCTTATTTGTGCTTATATCAGATAAATCTGATGAGGAAAGGATCAATAGATTACATCAAACTTGGATAGTGCCTATAGAAGAGGTACAGCAAGAGTTTGGTGATCTTGACCTATTTAATGATGAACGTGTAGTATTTATAACAGAGTCTGAAGCCTTAGATGTAGGACTTCTGGACGAAAGAATCACAGATCCGGAAACAGGAATTCGATACGATCAAATGGATAATAAAAATGGACAATAAACCTATAGAAAACGTAGATATCATTGGTGAAGAAGAGGCAGAAAGAATTGCCAGTGAGTTAAAAGCCAACTCTCAGGCTTATGAGGGAGAAGAAATAGTTAATACTCTCGATAAAGACTATCCTACTAGTATAGAAGACGCTGTAGAGCAGATAGAAAAACTTCAATGTAGAATTGAAGGGCTTGAGGAAGTCATTAGGCATAATAAAAACTCTTATCTTAAAAGCATAGATAGCCTCAGTAACAAGAATAAAGGCATGATAGAGTTTCTTATAAAGCACTATGAAGAATGAGCCAGACTAATCTTTTTCAAGCTAATGTATCGCAGGGAGGAGATGATCCTACCCGTACAGCCAGGCAGGTAGAGATAGTAGATAAGTGGCAAGCTAATCGTGGTAAGGGCACTCTGGAAGCAGTTACCGGATTTGGTAAGACAAGAACAGCTTTAATGGCTGCAGAACGTCTTATTAATAGTCCTAATGCTAAGACTCAGAGAGATCTTACGGTTATTGTACCTAGTATAGAACTTAAGAAAGACTGGGAAGAGAAGTTAAAGTATTACGATTTTCCTAGCCGTGTATTTGTAGTTAATACATACATCAATATATATAGCCTAGAATCTCCTAGAGAAACATCACTGTTGGTACTTGATGAGTTTCATCGGTATCACTCACCTGAACATGGCAGAGTGTTTGAAGCTACTAACTATAATTTTATATTTGGTACTACTGCTACTATAGATGACACAGATCCCAAGTTCATTAGAATGAAAAAGTTGTGTCCTATTATAGACACAGTTAGTCTAGAAGAAGCTACAGCTAATAACTGGGTAAGTGACTATACTATTTTTAATCTAGGCATAGATATGAGTCCTGAAGAAAAGGAATACTATGGCCGGCTAGGTAGACAGTATAATAAGTACTTTAAGACCTTTGACTTTGAGTTTGGAACAGCTATGGACTGTCTCTCTAATAAAGATGCCAGACGAGATTACGCCAGACAGATAGGTTGGGATGAAGGGGCAATTATGACTCATGCTGTTCAGTTTTCTAGAATTGTTCAGAAGCGGAAACATTTTTTGTATGAGTTACCTTCAAAATTAACTGCTGCTAAGGAGATTATAAATAGGTTTTCTGACCATATTTTCATAAGTTTCAGTGAGTCAACTGACTTTGCTGACCGACTTGCAGAAGAGCTCCCAGATATTGCAGTTCCTTACCACAGTAGCCTAGCTACGCTTATCAAGGTAAAAGGAACAGATGAAGTCGTTGCTAAATCCACTAAAGTAAACGGTAAGACCAAGTATAAAGATTTAGACACCGGTATTACCCATTCGTGGGCTAATATCAAGAAGGTATATCCTAAGAAAAAGCTTAAAAGACTAGGTAAGACCAGACGAAGAGACCAGTCTATCAGACTCTTTAAAGAAGAAGATAATGGTATACGTCTTATTAGTACAGCACGAGCGTTAGATGAGGGTTTTAATGTACCCAGAATAAACGCTTCTATTGTAACCTCAGGGTCGTCTAAAACCAGACAGAGTATTCAGAGATTAGGTAGAATGATTAGGCAAGAAGAAGGTAAAAGAGCCTTTCAAGTAGAAATCTACATAAGGAATACACAAGATGAAGTCTGGCTACGTAGTCGACAGAAGGAGTCAATTAACGTTAACTGGATAGACAGAATAGATGAAATAAACATATAACAAGAAGTATTAATGATAATTGAAGTAGATTTTGACTTCTTAGTAAAACATAAGATGTCAATAGAGCAATATATGCTCTGTTACGTCTTACACATGGACAAGCAGTCTATTAAAAATGGAGAGCGTCAAGAACGTAAGAGCGGCTCTCCGGTAGCTATTATTTATAAGTATACAGAGAATGTAGCTTCAATCAGTCCAAGAGGTATGAAAGATCTCATAGATAGAGGATACCTGGAGAAGACTGGCCCTAAGCTTGTACCTGATATGCTAGAAGTGACGAATAAGTTTAAACAGGAAGTATTTAATCACTGGACTAATTTCCAGCAACTCTTTGACATATATCCGGATCGTATAAGCTTTGGCCCAGGTAAACACTCAGCTTCTTTGAAGTCTTTAGATAGGCCTCAGGAAGAAGTGGCCGAGTCTTATACTAAAGTAGTTAGGACTAACAAGAAGCACAAAGAAGTTTTAAAGATCGTGCAGTGGGCTAAAGAAAAGAATCTAATCAGAAAAGGTATTCAGAAGTTTATTTACTCCCGTGACTGGGACATTCTCAAGGAAAAGTATGAGGTTGACTTTACTGACGATACCACAGATAGCTATGAGGTTTTTATATGACAGATGGACGAAATATGATTATTAACTCTGATTATGATGAATTTCTCGACCAAGTTGAGAAAGGTATTAGAGGAGATAACACGTTCATCCCGGTAGGATTCTCTAAACTAAATCCACATATCGGAATCGGTAAGGGTATTTACATCATGATAGGCGGAGAATCTGGTACAGGAAAGACTGCTTTAGTTGACGAGATGTTTGTACTTAACCCGTATGCGTGGTATATGGCAAACAGAGAGAGGACGGATAAGAAGCTCCGTATCATTTACAGATCAATGGAACGATCTAAGACCCATAAAATAGCCAAATGGGTTTGTTTAAGGCTGTGGCTTAAGTATAACATCCTTGCAGATGTTCCCACAGTACTTGGTTGGAGAACAGACAGAAGTAAAATTACTCCAGAAGTCTATGCTAAGATAAAAGAGTGTAGAGACTATTTTGAAGAAATGTTTGATGTAGTTCAGATTATAGATGGAGCTACCCATCCAACAGGTATGTACATGCAGTGTAAAGGTATATCCCTGTCTGAAGGTTTTCTTATTAAAAGTAACGATGAAGACATAGTAAAAGTAGATCACAAGAACCCTAAGGGTAAAGTGATTAAGAAGTTTTCTAAAGAACATTACAAGATTACTAAAGGCGGTACCAGAGTTTATTATGAAGAGGTGAACCTTAAGGGTGAGCCAGAGATGATTACTCAATACTACACCAAGTACTATCCTGATAATCCTAATGTCATAAACGTTGTATTAGGTGATCATAATGGTAAGTGGAAGAATGAGCGAGGGTATAGTGAAAAGCAAACCCTCGATAAAGCTTCACAGTACTATGGTGAGCTAAGAGATATATATGGTTGGAGTCCTATAGCAGTCAACCAGTTTAATAGAAATATAGCTGATACGACACGGCGAGTTAAACTTGATCTTACTCCTGAGAAACAGGACTTTAAAGGGTCAGGTAATATGTATGAAGATGCAGATTTTGTCTGTGCTATATTTAATCCTGCAGAATCGAATATTAAAGAGTTCAAAGGATATAAAATACCTTTATTTAATAACACAAAAGGTTTTAATAGATTCAGAAGTCTTCATATACTAAAGAATTCATACGGACTAGATAACATTATTACAGCACTCTCTTTTGTAGGAGAATGTGGACACTTCGAGCAAGTCAATAAGCCCAAAGAATTGACTCCGGAAGACACAAAGTATGCTGCTAATCCAGAATTATGTCCCCCTAATCCAAATCAGAAAGTAATTCAACTAATATGAGTAAACTTGTAGGAGTGGCCGGGCCTTCCGGTCATGGAAAAAGTACCTCTTTGAGAAACTTGGATCATACCAAGACTCTCGTGATTAATGTAGCTGGTAAAGATTTCCCTTTTCAGGGATCTCGTAAGCTATACAATAAAGAGAACAAAAATTACCTCGAAGCAACTACGTCTGATGATGTAGTAGCTATACTTAAAAATGTGTCAGCTAAGATGCCTCACATCAACTATGTGGTCGTTGATGACTTTCAGTATATCGTAGGTATGGAATTTGTAGATAAGGCCTTAGAGAAAGGATATGACAAATTCAGTGCTATGGCTCAGCATATGGTAAATATAGTTAAGCCTCAATTGCACCAGAAACTAAGAGATGACTTATATGTTATCATCTTGACTCATGATGAGATAGTAGAAAAAGACTATCAAAAAGAGCGTAAGATGAAGACTGCCGGTAAGCTGGTAGATCAGCATATAACTCTAGAAGGTTTCTTTACAGTAGTATTCTTCACGCAGATTAAGAAGCTTGAAGGCCAGGAAGAACCGTCCTATTTCTTTAGAACAAGAACAGACGGTATTTGTAACTCCAAATCTCCAATGGGTATGTTTGAAAATGTTCTTATACCCAATGATTTAGAACCTATCATGAACAGAATGGAAGAGTACTATGGTACAGACGAGAACAGCTAGTTAAGCTCGTAAAAAGCACTAGCAAACACGATTAATCGTAAAACAACAACATACATAGGATAAATTAATATGGACTTATCACAAGCAACAACGGTAAGAAAAAGCTCAGTACAGACTCAAGATTTCGATCTGAGATACAAGTATTCTAACGGAAAGTTCCAACTTTCTGACCGTTTCTATTCTAACAAGAACATGAACATGAATGGTCTTACGTTTCACCTGATTGAGCATGAAGGAGAAACAGTTCTTCTTGTGTCTATCCGATTAAACGAAGAATCAGTATTCTACAAAGGCAAAGCTGGAGATGCTGATAAAGCTACTGACTTTGCATACAGTGTACTGGAAAACTCTCTGAAAGACTTCAACATGATAGATACAGAGAGTTCAGACCGGTTTGAGAACTTTACACTGAATCCGGTAGGTGAGAATGAAGGTTATTCTTACTTCCAAATTGTACCTCGTGGCGAAGGATCAGATGAAATCGCAGACGAGCCTTCAGAAGAAGTAGAAGCAAAAACAGATCTGACTGGAGAGCCAGTAGACGATTCTTCTCAAGAGGATGAGGCTGAAGAAGCTACGGCAGAAGCAGAGACAGAAGATGCTGTTGCTGAAGGAGAATACGATCCGTTCAGTTAAGTATATTGAGGGGTAGAGATACCCCTCTTTCTTTTAATAATCATTAAAACATAATAAAGATACATATATGAGTAATTTTCAATTTGGTACCAGTAAAGACACTATCCAAGATACATCAGGTGCGCCTAGAATGGCTAACCCTTTTCTTGGCAAGGTTAAACTAGCCGGACTTCCAGAAGTTCGTACTATTAAGGCTAAAGATGGTACAGAGTATCCTAATATCCTTGCATTCACGTTCAAAGCTCAGCCCGGAGAAACAGATGTTGCTGATAATGAAGTAGGCGGGTTTCTTCTAGAGAAACTTGAATGGCCTCCACGTGACGAAGATTCACAAGATAAGGTAAGTAATAAGACCGGCCGTATCGGTTACATCATGTCTAAGTTCTTACCGGAAGAAGACGCCCTTATTGATCCTAGTCAGATTAAATCCTGGGAACACTTTATTGACACAGTGATTAATCGGTTTGAGAAAAATCCTGATTGTCTAAACAACGTAGTTAGAATCAAAGCGCCGGCCAGCGAGTACAAAGGTAAGGTTGACTTTGATATTCCTAACTACAAAGGCTTTATTCAAGCTTCTAAAGAGGATAATCCTCTGGCTTTCTCCAAGAAAGAGACAGCAGCTAACAACAAGTGGCTAGCTACTCAAAGTATGGAAGCAGATAATGCTCCTGATGAAGATGGTGTAAACCCCAACTTTTCAGATGATGACGATCTGTTTTAAATAAAGCATACTAAAGAAGACCTATAAGAAAAAATCAAAGCAAGGCTACAATTATAGTAGTCTTGCTTTTTTAATCATCTCCTATGACTCAATTAGATTTTGGAACAAACAAAGAGACTATTGAAGGTTCTACACTTTGGAGTAGAAGTAAAATTCTATCACAAGTAGGCCAGGAAGAGATCTTTGAACAATTTTTAAGAGTACCTGTAGATTATAAAGGACTGTTTAGAAGCCCTATAAGAGAAGATGAGAATCCAACCTGCTCCTTTAAATGGGTAGATGGTAAGCTATTATTTAGAGACTGGTCAGAATCCAGAGCTAAAGATTGTTTTGATATAGTTAAAGAGATACATCATTGTGATTTTTATACAGCTTTAGAAGTAGTTGCTAAAGAGTTTAATTTAACACATAAAGATCCTAGACAGGGTTATACTCCTAAGACAGACTTATCCTTAGAAAGCTATGAGAGGCATAAGAATAACGAGAAGAGTATCATAGAGATTAAACGACAGCCGTTTACCCCTCAAGATGTGAGATACTTGAAGCAGTACCATTTAACAAAAAAGATTGTAGACTATTATAATGTGTTTGGTGTGAAAGCCGTATGGTTAAACGGTAGATTGTTTTATACAAATTCTATTGATAAACCTGCAATAGCATATTACTTTGGTTTAGACGATAAAGGACGACAGAAGTGGAAGATATACTTCTATAAAACACGAGACTCTTGGAGATTTATAGGAAATACAAACAGAATTAATGGGTGGGTACAAATACCTAGAACTGGAAAACTGCTAGTCATTACGAAGTCTTTAAAAGATGTGATGTGCTTAGCTAAATTTGGGATACCTGCAATAGCTATGCAAGGAGAGTCTCAGATTCCATATGATTATATTATTGAAGAGCTTAAAGAAAGATTTGATATTATTTACACACTAATGGA